TGGCCATGGCCATGGATCAGGCGCTCTCCAAAATTGCGCCCACCGAGGCGTTCCCTGACGCTGGCGCTGCCGTCATTGCCGAGGTCGAGCGTAAAGAATTGGGCCGCGTGGAAAAAGAGGGTTGGTATGACCGCTTCGCTTACATTCAAGATGATGACGCCTACTTCGACATGCATGACCGCCGTGAGATCGGCCGTGGCACGTTTAACGCTTTGTTCCGTCACATCGCCTGCAAATCAATTCACAATCAACGCAAGGTCGAGGCGTCCGTGTGCTTTGATGAGAACCGCCAGGCCAAGGGCGCCAAGACCCTTGTCGGCGTGACCTACGCGCCTGGTGAGAATATCCTATGCGCCCGTGAAGGGCTAGTGTATGGCAACCGCTGGCGCGACGCTCGCCCACCGGTGGCCCTTGGCGTTGACGCATCTCCATGGCTCAAACATGTGGAGCGCATGATCCCTGATGTTATGGAGCGCGAGCATGTTCTCAACGTCATGGCCTTTAAGGTGCAAAACCCTAACGTGAAGGTCAATCACGCCGTGCTGCATGGTGGCCACCCAGGCTCAGGCAAGGACACCATGTGGGCGCCGTTCTTTTGGGCCATTGGTGGCGACTCGTTGGCCAACGTGAAAAAGCTGGATAACAAAGATCTGTCAACCCCTTGGGGCTACCACCTCGAATGCGAGGTGCTGATCATTAACGAGTTGCGCCAGCCCGAAGCGTCCGACCGCCGCGCGCTTGAGAATAGCCTCAAACCCGTGATTGCTGCGCCCCCTGAGTACTTGTCTATTCAACGTAAGGGCCTTGCCCCCTATGAGGCCGTCAACCGCTTGCAAGTGGTGGCGTTCTCCAATGAGCGCATGGCCATCACAATCCCATCGAACGACCGCCGCTGGTTTGTTTTGTGGTCTGACGCGCTTTGCATGGATGCCGGCGCCGCCTCACGCATGTGGGCATGGTACAAGGCCGGCGGCTTTGCGGCCGTGGCCGCGTGGCTGGCGTCCCGTGACGTGAGCGCGTTTAATGCTGGTGCTGCGCCTCCTATGACCGAGGCCAAAGCCATCATGGTGGAAACCGGCATGAGCGGTGCTGAATCGTTCCTTGTTGAAATGATGCGCTCGCGTCTGGGTGAGTTTGCCTCCGGCGTCCTGGGCGGCCCATGGCAATCGACGTGTGACCGTCTAACGGGCGTGGCCCCCGCTGGCATGAAAATACCCGTGGCGGCCGTTTTGCACGCGTTCCGTGAGGCCGGGTGGGTTGATATGGGCCTCTTAAAATCGCGCGCTCATACGACCAAAAAGCATGTTTTCTGCGCCCCTGATATGGTGAACCGCTCCAAATCAGAATTGAGGGACGCGTGCGAACCTGGCGACAAGTCGCCCATGATGAAATTAGTGAAATAAAAAAAAGGCCCGCGTTAAGCGGGCCTATAAGGTGGCAACTACAGGTCTAGGAGAATGACCAGCAGCGCCGCCAGTATAGCGGCAATTATTAGGGCCATCGTGTCATTGCCTCCATGGCGCCTCTATTGAGCAATCGGCGCGCCTGCTGCCCTTCGGCTTGAGCGCGTTTGTATTCGTGTTCGTTGGCCTTGCCTAGTTCGTGCCTGTAACCAAGGTCGATGTAATAGTGTTCGGTATAGGTCAACGGCCGGAATGGCGCAAGGGCGTCTGCTATGGTCTGATTCATTTAAGCGCCTCCGATAAAATACACTGCGCCATGTCAACGTCGCCCGCCTTGAGGGCGTCAAGGGCTTGCACAACGGCCTGCTTGGCCGTCAGTTTGCGCGGCTTGGCCGTAGGCACCCAATCCAGATCTAATTCCTCCAGCACTTCAGGCGCTGCGCCGTCGTACATGGCCGGCACTTGGCCAATGTTTGCGCACGTGTGATCGCAGTCAATCATGCGGCGGCGCTCATTCAGGCGAATGTAAGCGCGCAGATAATCGCCGGTTGTCATGGTCGGATTCCACTTGGGATAGTCGCGCTTTTCGCTTACGGTCTTGGCCTTGGCCGGTTTGTCGATAGCTGCGCGGTATTGCATGGCGCGTTCGGGTTTGCATTTAACTTTCACGCCAGCGTGTACGAATTCAATCATTTTATTTGCTCCTTAAAAATTTGCGTAAACGATGTCACCGGCGCGGGTAACGCCTGCGACGGTGGTGTTGTTTGACACGTAAGACAAAACGGCCTCCAAACACTGCGCTTCATAATCGTCGTCTTCAGGATCAGCGTCGTTTAAGTCGATCGAATAGTTGCGCGCTATATCGGCGGGCGATTCTTCGCTAAATTCGCAACAGACGGCGATCACGTCCAGATCCATATCTGGGTCGACTTCTTCAAACAAGTCAAACAAAAGGCCGAGGCCCTCATAACTGAATTGATCCTGGCGGCCGGCGCGGTGAAATTCGTCGCGGAATTGTGAGGCGTTGTCAATTGTCATGTGCATGATTAGATCCAAAGAATGTCAAAGTAAGCGAGAGCGCCCACGGTTAAAAGTAAGCCGATAACTACGGCGGCGAGAATGTCATAAAGCGTGTGTTTCATACTGTCACTTTTTCAATTTTGGCGGCTTCGTTTGCAAGCCATTGCGCGTCAGCAGCGGGGAAGTCTGAGCAATCAATTTCACCTAGCACGCGGTGCGGCGGGTTGATATTTGAGTAAAGCTCAAGCACGTTAAATTGCTGGCCGTACATCAGCACAATTTGATTGCGCGCGATTGCTGGCGTTCTAGCGGTAGCGCGCGCATGTTCGACGCGGCCGGATTGCTTATTAATTAACTGATATTCATACTGTCGCATGGTGTTTGCCTTTACTTGAGTTGATTAAAAATTAAGCAATTGCGCATTGCTTATCAATTAATGTAACAGAATTCTTTACGTTAAACCGCACATGTGAAAAAAAGTTAAAAATAATTGTTGCGCTACCAGGTAGCTCAAGTCTTACAAAAACTTACGGCATGTGGGTTAATGTGCGTGGCGCGTGAGCGGTGAAAAAGCGTGCAAATGACTCACGCTTGAAGCCGCATGCTATCTAGGTTTTTGCTATTTGTGAGTTATTGTGAGTTATTGTTTTTATCTAAAGATATTTACTGTATATACCCTAGGGGGTATGCGCACGTTAGCGCCAGCGCTACGACAGTAAAAGAGAGTCTCTCGCCGCGCATGACTCACAGATACCCCTTTTTCGCTTGCAAGCCTTTATCCATGCGGGTTTCAGCGTGGGCAGTCGATCACCCACAATGACACCCACACTCGCAAACCCTTGATTTTGCTCATGTTTCTGTGAGTCATCGAAAATATACTGGGGGGGGTATACCTTCCAAGGTTTTGTGAGTCATTGTGAGCTATGCAAAAACCATAACCCACAATGACTCACATCATGCGGCCGCGTGGCCATGTTGCATGTTGCGCCAGGTATGCGGCGCCAGCGTAAAGGTCGACCGCGTGGCCATGACTCACAATGACACACGGCATTTTGTTCGGAGGGGGAGGGGGTAGGGCCGGCGGCAAGGGCCAAGCAAAAACGGATGGGTTGCGAACAAATTTAATTTTTTTATTGCAAATTAAAAATACAACCCCTATAATGCAAGCATGGACGCTACATTTTTAAAATTTTGGTTAAATTACGACCCCGTAACAGGCAACTTTACGCGAGTAAAACCTTGGGGTTCTAAGCCCGCAGGCTCACCTATTGGTGGCCTTAGCCCTGCTGGCTATTGGCAAATAAGCGTAAATAAAAAAACCTACCCAGCGCAACGGCTGGCGTGGGCGTATGTACACGGCGAATGGCCGCAAGGATCCATAGACCACATAAACCAAATAAAAACAGATAACAGAATTGAAAACTTACGTGTGGTTAACTATTCGCTAAACGCGCACAACACGCCTTTACGCGCAACTAACATCAGCGGCGTAAAAGGTGTATCCTTACGCTCACTGCGAAACGGCAGGCGACCAAACAAAAAATGGGTGGCTAGTATTATGGTGAACGGCAAACGTAAACATCTTGGAAACTTCTTAACGGTAGAAGACGCCGCTAAAGCGCGCGTCGCTGCTGAGAAAGAATTGGGGGTGCGCTAATGTTCTATTCAATCCCATTTACACCGCGCAAGGTCGAAGCGACAGAGTCGCGCTTGAAGGCGGTGTATGACGCTGCCAAACTTGGACTCAAAGGCGACGCCCTAGCTTTGGCCGCAGGCATGTTGCCTACCGAATACCGACAACTCACGCAACTTGACCCCGTTGTGGAAATGGCCGCGCAAAAAGGCAAAGCAGACGCCGAAATTGAAATGGCCAACGTCCTGCGCAGTGCCGCGCTACAGGGCGACGCTAAGTCAGCGCTAGAAATCCTCAAGCATCAACACGGCTGGGTGGCCAAGCAAGCCATATCGGTTGAGGTCGACCAACGCATATCAATCACTGGCGCGCTGGCCGAGGCGCAAAAACGTGCGCTCACGCTGGACGTAAGTGACGCAACAATCATAGAACCACAAATAAATGCAATCGACCATATACAGCGCTGAAGACGAACAGGAACTGATGGCGCGCCTATGGGCGCCAGCGATCAAGGACAACCCATTAGCCTTCGTACTTTTTGCTTTTCCGTGGCAACAACCCGGTACGCCACTGGAGCATTTCAAAGGCCCACGCAAGTGGCAGCGTGAGGTTCTCCAGCAGATCGCCAACCACATCAAACAGAACCAGGGCAAGATCGACTTCGACACCTTACGGCACGCCGTGTCATCTGGCCGTGGTATTGGTAAGTCGGCCCTAGTCTCATGGATTACAATCTGGATGTTGTCCACGCGGAGTGGTTCCACGACCATCATCTCGGCCAACAGTGAGTCACAGCTGCGCTCTGTCACTTGGGCCGAGATAACCAAGTGGCTGGCGATGAGTCTCAACTCGCATTGGTTTGAAGTCTCAGCCACCCGGCTGATGCCAGCCAAGTGGATCACGGAATTGGTCGAGCGCGACCTCAAGAAAGGCACACGCTATTGGGGCGTCGAGGGACGGCTGTGGTCAGCCGAAAATCCCGACGCTTACGCGGGTGTTCACAACTTTGACGGTGTGCTGGTCATCTTTGACGAGGCGTCTGGTATTGACGACAGCATCTGGGCTGTGACGGCTGGTTTCTTTACTGAGAACACACCCAACAGGTTCTGGATGGCGTTCTCCAATCCGCGCCGCAACACGGGGTACTTCTACGAAACGTTTAACAGCAAACGTGGCTTTTGGACAACAAAAGTTGTGGACGCCCGCACGGTCGAGGGCACCGACAAACAGGTATACCAGAGCATCATCGACGAATACGGCCCAGACTCAGCGCAAGCGCACGTCGAGGTCTACGGTCAGTTCCCGTCCGAGGGCGACGATCAGTTCATCGGAGCGTTTTTGGTTGACGAGGCAATGAAGCGGCCCAAGTATCAGGATGCCAGCGCACCAATAGTGATCGGCGTTGACCCAGCGCGGTTTGGCGCGGACGCGACAGTCATCGCCATACGGCAGGGGCGCGACATCGTGCGGATTGACAGGCACAGGGGCGACGACACCATGACCGTCGTTGGCCACATCATCGAGGTAATCGAGGAGTTCAAGCCGGCGCTGGTTGTGATTGACGAAGGGGGCCTCGGCGCAGGCATTGTCGACCGCTTGAAAGAGCAGCGGTACAAGGTCAAGGGCGTTAATTTTGGCAACAAATCAGCCACGCCGGTGATGTACGGCAACAAACGGGCTGAAATGTGGGGCAAGATGAAAGATTGGCTGAAAACAGCCTCAATTCCGCTTGACAGGTTCTTAAAAACTGATCTAATTTCGCCTATGATGAAGCCCGACTCAAAGGGGACGATTTTCTTGGAGTCGAAAAAGGACATGAAGGCCAGAGGGCTGGCATCACCAGACGCGGCAGACGCGATCTGCGTGACTTTTGCCTACCCTGTGGCACACCGTGAGGCGCGTGAACCCACGCAGCGCCGCCCGTACAGTGATCGAAGCGTGGTTGCAACCTCTTGGATGGGATCATAAAATGCCACTTGTCAAATCAAAATCACCCGAGGCGTTTCGCAAGAACGTCGCCGCTGAAGTCAAAGCTGGCAAGCCCGTCA